AAACTCCATTAAGACCAGCATTATATATAGCATTCATCTCGGCATGTACAACTAATTTGTACTTTCTTTCACGATCTTTTAACCGTGGCGAAGAATCTTGAATACCACGTGGAAAACCATTAAAGCCTTGAGTTAATACTTCACCGTTATCTCCAATCACCACAGCACCAACTTTAGTGCTAGGATCTTTAGACCATGTAGAGATCTCTTTGGCTAAGTGGAGATATCTATCCCCCCACCGTTTGCCATGCATCTTCACAAGAAAAACTGGTTAGTTACTGTGTTTAGACATTCTTCCACAAGAGTTTCTTTCTTCTCGCGTCTGTCTAACTCAATACCATGCTTACGTGCCTCTTTTTCAAGCTGAATCTTTGTCATGCTCATCATATGTTCTCTATTTAACATTGTAGAGATATATGGTTTTAAGTTACTCATAGTTAAAATCCTCAAATTGTGTTACCTTTTTAGGTGGCTCATCTCTTACATTCAGAGTCTGGGCCGTATCCTCTACATCATACAATCTCATCTTAGCCCTGTCAATGCCAAGTACGAACTTCTTGTTTGTACCTGTAGGATCATTATACCTATTCTTTAATTGTTTAACCATTATCTGGTTAAGGTTCTCTAACTCTTCTGTTGATATAAGTGCAAACATTAAGTCGGCAGTTGCCGGTAAACCAAATGATTCACTTGTATCTTCTAGTCCTACATCCGAAGATGCAAATCCAGATCTAGTAGTTTGTGTGGCTGTGACAATAGGTAAGTTATACTCTACTGCTAAGCCACGCAATTCTTCTGCAATTGCTTTGACCATAATATATGAGTTGATCGATCCGCCCATAGATTTCATACGTGCACTTGAACATATATTTAGATAGTCTATACAAATAAGATCAGGTTTAAAGTCACGCTTGATCTGTAATTCTTTAAGTAATGCCCTAAAGTGAATAGCACTTGCTGCTCCTGTAGGATATTCTTTTACAATAAGTTTACCTACACCTTTGTCTGTAAGCTTATGCATCTTCTTATCGAACATATCTTTTGATAGATTCTCTAACTGGTCAATAGGCACATTCATAAGGTTAGCATCAATACGTTCAGCTATCCTTTCTTCTGCCATCTCCATAGTTATATATAACACATTTTTCATCTGTGTTAAAGCACCAGCGGCAACATGACACATAAATAAAGACTTACCAACACCTGTACCAGCTAAGGCAACATTAAGTGATTTCTTGACTAGACCACCTTTTGTGATCGTGTTAAACTTTTCTAAGTCAAATGGTAGGTGTTCCTCTTGCCTATGATAGAAATCATAGCGACCATCAGAGTCATCAACATAATCATGACCAACTCTCATATCAAAGTTAACACCTAAAGCCTCACTCAATACAGATGGTAATGCATTCTTATCTAATGTTTCATGCTTACCCTCTATTATATTTATAGAGTCCATAATTGCCAAATAGATTGCTCGGTCTTGACACCACTTCTCAGTCTTCTCAACTAACCACTCTTGGGTTTGCTCACCATCAGCTATACTGATTTCAGGTATAAGAGCAAGAGACTCTGGTGTGATCTTAGGATTATTCCTTAATTCAATGCTTAATGCATCAGCACTTGGTAACTTATTAAACTTATTGACAAAGCCAACGATCTCATTAAAGACATCTCTATATGGATTCTCAAAGTATATAGTTTTTAAATGAGGAATAACCGTTCTGGTATAATCCTCATTAAGCATTAAGTTGCGTAAGATTAATGTTTCTATCTGCATCAAATATCCATATCTTCAGGATCTGGCTGTTTAATCATATCAGCATGACCTACTTCATACTTACGTTTAAGATACTCTTTAAAATCTGTATTAGCAAAGATAGGTTTCCAGAATGATTCCTTAAGTGTTTCAGCAACACGAACCTTTTTATCTTCTATCTCACCAGTTGTTTTATCAACCTTTGAGTACCAACCTATTGTAGGCTTAGCAACATATCCACCTTCTAATGCAACATCTAATAAACCTGAATACGATTCAATACCACCTTCCCATGTAACTGCAATAGGGATCTTAGACTTCTCACGGACAAACCTTGACTTTTCTACATTGATGACAAAGTTATATCCCATAATTTCTGTTCCTTTCTTCTCTTGCTGACGGCCGATGATCCAGATATTATCTGAGGAGTAGTATATACCTGTACCACCGGACACGACCGCTTTAGGGAATAAGCCTATTTCTTGATATGTATGGTTTACTGCTAGCAATGGAATATCTCTCATTGTTAGGTAGGGTGTCGTCATCCTGAATAAACCTTTAAGTGCTTTCGCTCTTGACATATCTGCTACTGACTTCTCATTCATAGCATCTTCCAGCTCCTTTTTAGAAGCTAGGTTTCCAACAGAGTCAATCATAATAATGACTTTGTCGGTGCGTTCGATATTCTCTAGTTGATTTACTAGATCAAACTTCAACTCTTCTACATTAGTAATGGGGCTATGTAGAACTCTTGAAGTGTCAATACCGAACGACTTAAAATATTGTTGCGGGCTACCAAACTCTGAATCATAAAATAACAATACAGCATCTTCATACTTGTCTAAGTATGCTGCTGCCATTAACAAGCCGAACGAAGTCTTAAAATGCTTCGAGGGCCCTGCTAATACTGTTAAGCCTGAACTCAGACCTCCGTCTGGATCACCTGATAGTGCAACGTTAATCATAGGGACAGGGGTTTTAGTCATGTCCTTGTTACTAAATAACTTGCTTTTGTCTAATTGTGCAGTCTCTTTGATACGAGAATTCTTCTGCAGTTTATCCATTATACCCATTAATACTCCTTTGTTAATTTGATATGTATATTATATCACATTTATATGGGAAGTACATACTCTTCACCAAATTGTTTTCTTCTGTAACACTCAGGAGATATATGTACTGATGACATGTTCTCCATTTTCTCTTTAGCATATAATTCAGGATCCATACACTTCCATTCTTCTGGCCACATAATCTTATTCATGCCTACCATATCCATGGTCTCTTCAATTCTCTGTAGCATCATCACTCTTTCATATCGTGTACCAGCAAAAGGATGTCCTTTATAATAACCTGTCTTAGGTAATTTTCTACCTTCAAATTCTATTGGCCATGGCATTGCATACTCAACTGGTATCGGCAATGAATCACCAAATCTTTTTAGATCTATCCACATATCTCTTGGATCTATATTCAATCTGCATAGATGATGTCTTAGATCTATATTACCAAAGACTAATGTGATACCTTGTAGGTTATTACATTTAGCCATATGATCTGTTACGTATTGAAAGTTTCTTTTGATTTGACCAGCAAGTGTAAGACCATCAGTCTTAATAACCATACTACCTTCAGGAGCAAATGCTGCTGTATGAGAATCACCTATAGTTAACCAATCCGTATCAAGATCAGTGGATAGTAATGTTTTTGCATTGTTGCATTTGTCTTGCACACGAGCACACCATTCTTTATCCTCCACATCTTTTCTCTTGGCTAGCATGTTACCATACTCAGGCATATCAATGTCAAGTGAATAGACTACATCAGCTAGTAAAAAGTTATCGATATGTTCTTTAAGTTTATCATTGAATCCACCGAATAGATTAATAGATCCATGGAAGTTTACTCCGTGATCTAAGTATAATATTTCAACTCTGTGGTTGTCATGATTAATACCTACATTTAAATTTTCTGCCCACGTACGTGCCCAACCATATCCATGGCTATTCTTCTTACGTGGTATTTTGCTAAACGTTCCTGTTATCATAAGTTCTTATCCCAATCTCTATAGCTCTCCGTTTCATATAATGTATCATCATGTAATACTGGTTCTTTACCTACATTCCAAAATAGTATATCTTTACCAGAATACTTAGGAATGAATTTCCATACCTTACCATCATATGTTGCTATGTTAGGAAATGGTGGTAAGTTCTCTGTCTTCTCTGAAGCTGTGAATGCTTTCCTTTCAGATATTACTTGAGCTCTGCCTAATTCACCTGCTTTCATATTTCTACTTACTGCTACAGATACAAACTCTGCATTTGGCCAAGCTATCTGTAATGATCTTGTCAATACACCAGTTGAAGTAGCAACATATACAACCTCAGGTTCTTTAATCTTACTGGCAACCTTTACCATACCCGCTGTTACTAATTTATGTTTAAGACCTAATGGCACAAAGAATGCATTAGGATTCTCATCAGCCCACTTCTTTGCAATTAAGTTTAAG